AATGGAGTCTATGAATGTTGAATGGAATTTATTTATTTCTCTTGCTTCTCTTATTAGTTGGGCTATCGGGTTATCACAATTTACTAACCAATTTTGGGTAAAACTTGGTTCTTGAGTTTTCGTTGTCCGTGGGTAATCAACACCTATCCTATCAAATATTTGTGCTACAGACCTTGCAGCCCATATGTCTACGTCCAAAGTTGTTTCTTGTTTAATTTTATATAAAACATCTTTTTCTTTTTTCTTAAATTCTTTTTTTAATACTGCCGCTTTTTCTTCATCTACTCTTATACCTTTTCTTCTTGTTTCAATTAAAATAGGAAGTAGTTCCATCTCCATTTCCCAAACGTCATGTAAACTTTGTTTGTTTATTTCTGATTTCAATCTTTCCCAAAGTCTTAATGTTAAACCTGCATCTTGTTCAGCGTAAAAACCAACATAACCTGCAGGTAGTCTCCAAAGATCTGCCTTTGGATCTATACCCCATTCCTTTGCTTTTTCATTCAAAAAAGTTTCGTTCTTTATTTCACCTAAATAATCTTTAGCACAGGCATTTAAACTAAAACTAAATCTGTTTTCATTTATAAGTGCAGCTGCGATCATAGTATCTACAATTTTACCTTTTATTTCAAAACCATTAACTAATAACCAACCCACATCATAACTAGCATTGTGAAATATTTTTGTGGCAGGTAATTTTAAAACCTCTTGCATCCAAGCAACTGTTATTCCTTCATCCATGTTACCACCTGCATCATGATGAATTGGAAAATACCATTGTTGACCTAAAGCTGCTACAGCAAAACCAACGATGTGGCCATCAAACGTTGCCCAACCTGATCCTTTTGTTTTTATGTTTGGATCCTTGGTTTCTAAATCTATTGCTATTTCTGTAGCTTGAGATAAGTCAGGATATTCTGCAGGACAAATCCAGTCGCTGTCATTATAAATAAAATTAAGTTGATGAGTCATTGATAATATATCTAACGATAGTAGTAGCTGGGTTTAAATCGAAATCTTTTACGCACGAAGTCAGGGTCATAACAATACCAATCATAATAATTATCTTTATCATTTTTTATCACTAGATTTTTTTTCTCTTAAAATTTTATTACGATAATTTTTATTATTGGCTATGCTCATATTAAAAGCAATTGTTATTCTTTCAACATTGCTCTTATAAGGATAAACCATATGCATAAGATCTGCAGGAAACATAAATAATTCACCAGCCTCAGGAGTAAAGTCTTGTCTCCAATTTGACATGCCTCCACCAACTCCAGCAAAAAAACTTATTGAACCTGGACCCGCACTATTAATTTCTTCACTCTTATGTTCCTTATTTTCATCTAATAGTTCTTGTGGCATACTTAAAAAGAGAACACTAGAAAAATCTCCAGCATGTGTATGTGGTGGATTAAAATCTCCAGGTTGCATAAAATTTACCCAAGCATTTTTAATATAAATTTCAGGAGCTTCTATTTTGTAAAAAGCTGTAAAACTTTTTCTAAAATCATCCAATACATCTTGTAATAAAATTTGTAAATTTAAGTGATCTATTTTGTACTCATGTTTTATATGACCTGCTAAATTGTTTCTGTAAACTTTATTTTTGTCTTTCAAACATAAAGCTTTAAATTTTTCAACGTGATCATTGTCTAATTTTACGTGATAAAGTAATGGACCAAAGAAATGAAACCTAGATAATAAATTATTCATTATTCCAAAAAACCAATAGTAAAGTTACTGCACCAAATATAAGTACCATAATTAATAAAAAACTCAAATAATTTATCATTATGAGTAATCTCTCTCTTTAATCATTTCTAAATAATGTATTGCTTTGTCTATATCTTTTTCTTTGCCTTTAGATTTGTGCCTGCAAATGTATTTAATTGCATTACCTTCTGCAAATCCTAAATTATTTTCATTAATAAAGTGTGCAGGTTGAATTTTCATCTTGGAGTAGTGATTCCCGCCTACCTGCTTTTCTAAAGAATCGTAAGTGGTTCCCTTAAATAAATCTTTATGTGTCATAGTTTAAATCCTTTTAATATTGCAAGTTTCTCTTCTGCGGTAGCTATCTTTTCTATTTGTTTATCTACTTCATCTAAGTGCTGCGGGTGTTCGCCTATTCCTACAGATTGTTCTAAATAAATTTTTATTGTTGCTTCTGCTTCTGATATTTGTGCAATGTACCTGTCTTCAAGTGCATCAAGTATTATTTTTCTAAACATAGTTTGCCTCATAAAGTTTAAAATATTTTCCTAATGGAAAGTTATATTGATGGTTTGTCCCTAACAAATGTAACGTTTGTTTGGATCTTGTTACACCTGTATACCAAACTCTCAATTCTTTTATCTTGTCAGAAAATCTTTTCTTTTCAAAATGAGATGGAAAATTGCATTTACTAGCTAAAACAACATTATCTGCCTCCCCACCTTTTACTTGATGAATAGTATCAATTATTATTTTTGGAGGTTGAGATAGATCTACTCCCTCTTCCATAAGTTTTTTAAAATATTTTTTATCTTTATCTTTAAATTTTCTTTTAAACACTTGATTCCATGTTCCTTTTTCATCTCTCATACCACATCTGAGATGTAATTCATCAAAATTAAACACTTGATTTGGGTGAGCAAAAGACCATTTTTTACTGTCAGATGACCGGTATCCGTGGTCTATGTTCAATAAATATTCATACATTGTGGTAGCTTCTTCTCTAGTAATACTGCCTCCCTCACATATTTTTCCCCAGTGCTGTATCGCAGCATATTGATTCGGATCAAATGATTTATTATTTTTTTGGTCCTGGTAATACAATCCTAAATTACGAGCCTCCTGTTGCAGTTCTTTTTTAACATCATTAATTCTAGCTAAAACCATCCAATCACCATCCATAGTCCAAGGGATTTTTTTCAATCCATTCCATCTATAGATAGCACCCTCTTTACCATTAGAGTAAAATTCCTTCTCTACTCTAGCATCACCCATTGTTCGTAAAAGACAGTTAGAAAAAAAATGTATGTTTTTATTCAATCTAACACTTTTATTTAAAACTAAAGATCTTCCAGGAAAGTTTTGAAATAGTTCTACCTCAGCTCCATTCCATTCATATATTGCCTGGTCATCATCACCAGCAATGTAAACTCTTTCCACTGCTTTTGCTAATTTTACTACAAGATCCCATTGCAAAGGAGTTAGATCTTGAGCTTCATCTACCATTAAAACTTTAAAAGGTATTGATACTCCTTCATCAATAAATTTTTGAACCATGTCTGTAAAATCTAATCTGTCCGGTGTCCGTTTACCATTCTCTAATTCCATAGTTTTAAATTCTTCATAACCTGCAATGATTGATTTGAACTGCTGTAACCTTACCGCTTTTCTAGATTGTTGTTTATATAACCAAACAGGATCTACTTTCATATTTCTAGCACGATCATATATTTGCAAAGACCAATTATTGTATACTTTAGCATCGTCATAATTATCTTTGTAATTTACTTTTACAGTTCCATATTGTGTGTGAAACATTAACAGGTCAGCTTTTGGATCTAAAACGGGAATCTCAGCAAACTGTTGTCGGGCCAAAGAATGTAACGTTCTAAAATATTTGAAATCATCTTCATCATACTCTTTAAATTTTTTTCTAACTCTTGATATACATTCATTTACAGCTTTATTTGTAAAAGAGATATAACAAATCTCATCAGGAGAATGTCCTTGTCTAAGATACCTTTGAACTCTTTTCAATAGGTTTTCTGTTTTACCTGTGCCTGGGGGACCAAATATTTTAATTGTCTTCCCACGCAGCTTTTGCTTTAGTAAATTTGACATCTTTATTTTTGTGTTCCATTTGTTTTGGTAGAGTTACCACCCAGTGTCTGCTACTAATATTTTGAAACTTCTTTTTGGGTTGAGCACCTCCTTGTTCCAAAAATCTTGTGCATTCTTTTTCATTCCAGTTGTAACTCATTTTTTTCATAAAAGATCTAAATGTTTCTAATTTAAACCTCATCTCGTTTTCATCTCTCCAGATATTGCCTGAATCTATTTGATCAAACTCAGTTGTATCTTCAACATCTTCTAAAAATCTTGTCATTCTTGAGTTAAATACGTCATCTCCTTCTTCTTTAGCATCAAAACCCTCCATATCTTGTTTGTTAGATATTAATTCTTCTAACCAATCTCTGTAAGGGTCAGGGTCTCTTTTTGTTGGTTTTAAAGGCCTCCAAACTATGTCGTAATTAAGAAGTTGTTCTCCTAAAAGCTGTTGTTGGTATAATTGTTTTGTTGAAAGTCTTATTGATTTACCTTGAATTGGTAAAATCCAATATGGCTCAGGATATGAATTAACTTTAAGAAGTTTACCTACTTCAGGTAAAGCTTCATTAGCTCCAATCCCAAGTTTACGCTTAACGCATTCAGATGATACACAGTGCATTCTAGCGATTGACGTTTTACATTTGTACGCATATTCTTTATTTTCTACACCTTTAAAAATATTTTGCAATTCTTTTGGGTGAAGTGATTCTGAACAAACTTTACCCATCATATTTCTAGTCCAATCCTCATACATAACAGGATCAGGATTAATTTTTTTTGCAAGAACAGCTACATTAAACATAGCATCATTACGACCCTCACCTTTTTGTACTTTATTTTTCATAAAATTAACAACACAAGGTGGGTAATCCTTTGTTTCATCATCTTTAAATATTTTTAATTTTTTAAATGTTTCAGGTGTAAGCCTAAACTTGCTTACGAATTTATATAAATTTTCTATTTTTATTGAGTTTCCATCATCATCCATTGCAACTCTTGTAGGTGTATTTGCTTTTTGGTAAGGTAAGTTTACAAAATTACCTTTTCTTTTGTCATCCCATTTTTCAGGAGTAAGATCTACTTCGTCTTGTGCTGGAAAAATATCTGTTGTGGTATCATTGATACCTAAGTCTGAAGCAATTTCTATTAATTTTTTTCTCATTGAAGATGCTGCAATAACACCCTCAATGAATAAAATCAGATGGAGTCCGTTGGACTTTGATCTGAACGGTACGAGTGGGTATTTCCTTTTCCGAATTGTCGATATAACTTCCTTATGCTGTA